ACAACTAATCGATGCGTTAGATGACTACGCCATTAATATGCTAAGAGATTCGAGCAACACAAACAAAGCTTCCACTTTTACTAAGGTATAGGGTCTTACTTGATCATAAAGATGTATATTTATAACAAAATCTAACACATGAACATTCCTATATGGCCTGGTTCAAGCTCATTCTTTCCTGGAATGACTCCCTTTGGCTACTACGACTACGATTACACTTTTCAAACAGATGTTGATAAGGTGGCAGATTGGTGTGCTAAGAAACTAGGCTACCCAATAATGGAAGTGGAGTTGCAGGATATAAACTTTTATGCCTGCGTAGAAGAAGCAATCACCGAGTTTAGTACACAAGTGAATATGTACAATGCAAAAGATTACATGCTCACTTTAATAGGCACTTCGACAGACACAAACTTGACTGGAAAAGTGATTACGCCAAATTTAGGACGTACTATTGAATTGGCTAAGGAGTATGGAACTGAAGTAGGAAGTGGTGGTACTGTAGATTGGAAAAAAGGATACATAACCTTAACGAGTAGTGTACAGACCTATGACCTAAATACTTTGACCCATATGTGGGAACTGGTGGAGGAACGCAGCAAATGCTTGATAGCTTTGGTTGGGGATCATACTCACCAGCAGTAAGCTTTATGGTAATGCCTTTGTATGCAGATTTGCTGCGTATACAAGCAATTGAAATGAATGACCAGATCAGAAAGTCATCATACTCATTTGAGCTTCGTAACAACAAGCTAAACTTATTTCCAATCCCAACTGTGGAGATGAATATGTGGTTTGAGTACATTGTGGTAGAGGATAGAAATTTACCAGCATTAAGTGGAACAAATAGTGGTAGTGCTAATAGCCATGTTACAGATATTAGCAACGTACCGTACGACAACATGGATTATAAGTACATAAGCCCAATTGGAAAGCAATGGATATACAAGTATACATTAGCGCTGGCGAAAGAATTACTTGGATTGGTTCGAGGAAAGTACACCACTATTCCAATCCCAGGAGCCGAGACAACCTTGAACGGAGCCGACTTACTTAGTGGAGGTAGAGAGGATAAAGCAGCATTGTTATTGGAAATAAAAGAATTACTCCAATCTATGACAAGACAAGGGCAGGTTGAGCAGGAACAAGCGATTGCAACTGCAATGAACTACCAATTAGGAAAAGTACCATTACCAATATACATTAAGTAAGATGGCATTATTTGGAAGTAGTAGAGACATAAGCATGTTTAGAAAAGTAAACAACGAATTGTTGGAAGACATAATCCAACAAGAGGTTGAATACTACGTCCTATCACTACAGAATACACAAGCTAATATGTATGGTGAAGCTTCCCAAGGAAAGTCGTACTACAAACCAGTGCGACTAACTTGCCTACTAGAAAGAGGAGATCAAACTTACGTAGCAGATGATCAATTTGGTATGGATGTGACTCAACAAATGACATTCAAGTTTCTTAGACCAAAACTAAGAGAGGTTAATGTACTACCAAAAGCTGGTGATATTGTGGAAGTGAGAGGATTGTACTATGAGCTAGATCAAATCAACGAAAACCAGTTTATATTAGGGAAGGATAATGATTTTGGCAAGAGCGTAGGTACTGAGTTTGGGGATAACTGGAGTGATATTTGTATAGGCCACTATGCACGAGTAACAAGATTGCAAATAGAAAAAGGTAGACCATAATGAGCGACAAACCTACACCAGCAACACAAAGAGAAATTTTAACTGGACAAACAGGCCCTGTGTACAACAGAGCAAACGACAATCAGATAGAGAGTGGTGTACCTCGTGAGTTAAATATTGGGCTTAAAGACTTAGACTACGCTATCAAGTATTACTTTGAGAATGTAATTCAACCAACCATTAACGATAATGGAACAATAAGAGCAGTGCCTATCTACTACGGATCACCTGAGAAATGGAAAAACTTCCAAGCTGATGGATACCTTCGCGATAGAGAAGATAAAATACTAGCACCAATCATAGCATATAAACGCTCAGCAGTTGCTAAGAACAGAATGCTAGGAAATAAAGTTGACGCAAACCACCCACAAGTATACTACACACAACAAGTAAAGTACACACAACAAAACAGATACGACCAATTTAGCAAGCTAACAAGCCAAAAACCTGTTAAGACCTTTGTAAATACCGTAATGGCTGATTTTATCGACTTAACATACGATGTAATTGTATGGACGGACTATGTCGAGCATATGAATGAGATTGTAGAGTCTATACTATACTCTGAGGGAAGTTTTTGGGGAGAAGAGGAAAGATTCAAATTTAGAACTAAGATAGATAGCTTCACTAACACAACAGACCTACTACAAGATAATGAGCGTATAGTCAGAACCAGCTTCACGCTAACCTTGTTTGGATATATTGTACCTGACGTTAGGGTTAAGCAACTTAGTGATAAACTTAGTGAAGTTACTTACAGCACAAAAGAAATTGTTGCTGACGTAATTGTTCCAAGCACTAGCACAACAGCAGCAACAAAAACAGCAATAGGCATAGGACCACAAACTGCTACATTTGAAGCAATGCTAAATAATCCAAACGCTAGCCCTCAAGACTTTTATGTAGAGATCAACGGACAGCAGATAATGGGATCGGCAATCGAGAGTATCACTCAAACACCAAACAACACAATCACAATAGGATTTAACGTAGAGCAACTGGGGTACACACTAATACCAGGCGACAACATAACTGTAACCGGAAAGTATATAAACTAACCGATCGTGTTGTATATTTATAAGCATGGGAATAAGCTACCAGGGTAGAGATATACAAAAGCAATCCGATGTTGGATTAAGATTGGAGAAACTCCCATTTGTTGATTATACAAATTACGATGAGACAACAGGCTTAGGTGCAGTTCAGTCGGAAATAAACTGGCTTGTTGCAGATAATAACCTATACTCATCGTCTGTAGAATTTGACAAAGAGAGCGGAGAAGCGTACTCAGCATCATACTTTCTTCCAACAATAATTAACGTTAGTGGAGCTTTTTATGGAAGTTTATCCGGAACTGCAACGAGCGCAAGCTATGTCCTATCAGCATCATACGCGCCAACTGACTCATCATCGCTATACAATGCAGCTATTTTTTCAAATCCTTATCTTATCCTATACAAAGGAGATGGATCAGGGACTATCCTAGATTTATCAACATTAACAGTTACTAGCGCATCTCATGCTTTAACAGCTTCCTATGTTAATCCGTTAGTACAAAATGTAATCATAACAGGTTCAACATACCTAACAGATTCAATATACTTTTCCGGGTCAGGAGCTGCTAGTCGTCTAGTGTGGAATGATACAGACGGTACCTTAGATTTAGGATTAAAAGGTGGTAATGTTACTTTACAAATAGGTCAAGAACAGGTTATTAGAGTAGTAAATAAAACTGGAGCCAATTTATTAGAATCTGAATATAAAGCTGTTCGTATACGTAGAGTAGATGAAGGCGGAGCTCAAGGACAACGATTAGCCATTGTATTAGCTCAAGCTAATAATGATGCTAACTCAGTAGACACACTAGGATTAGTAACTGAAAACATTGATAATAATCAAGAAGGTTTTATCACTAATAGTGGATTAGTTAGAGGTATAGATACCACAGGAACCTTACAAGGTGAAACTTGGGTAGATGGTGACCCACTATACCTATCTCCAACAACCGCAGGAGCTATAACAAAAGTTAAACCTCAAGCTCCACAACATACTGTAAATATAGGATATGTTGTTTATGCTCATGTTAACAATGGTAAAATATTTGTTAAAGTAGATAATGGTTATGAAATAGATGAATTACATAATGTTAGAATAAATACTGGATCTTTAACAAGTGGTGATTTATTAGTATATAGTAGTAGTGTTTGGATCAATACAAAACAACTTACAGGCAGTTATGGACTAACAGGTTCATTAACAGCTACTTCATTTACAGGTAGCTTATTAGGCACAGCATCATACGCAACACAAGCTCTATCAGCATCATGGGCCCCAAGTGTAGCTTCAAACCCATTCCCATTCACCGGAAGTGCTATCATATCAGGAAGCTTAGTAATAACAGGCTCATTTGAAGTTGGAGTTCCAGGTGCTAATAATCCTCGTATAACTTCAACTGGTACATTAAATAGAGGTGATGTAGTTTCTGTAGATTGGATAAGTAGAAATTTACAAGATAATTCAGCAATACTAAGTGTGGATTGGGAAAGCAGAGTACTAAATGATGCACCCGGGGGTGTTAGTGCTGATTGGGCAAGTAGGACATTAAACGATGCAGCAGCTGCAATAAGTATAGATTGGGAAAGTAGAGTGTTAAATGACATAGCAGCTGCACCAAGTGTAGATTGGGAAGGTAGATTTCTATATGACAGTACTGGAGCTAAGGTATACAGCTATGAAACTAGAGATTTAGTCTACCCAAATAATACCTCAGCGTTAAATTACGGAACCCAAAACCAAATAGGAATAATTGGTAGCGTACTTGTTACAGGATCACTTGTGGTATCAGGTTCAAGTACATTTAGAAATATAGGACCTGCACAATTCACTGGAAGTGTGAATAGCCAAGGTGGTTTTACGGGGTCATTACAAGGGACAGCGTCATTTGCAACAACAGCATCATTTTTATTAGGTTCTGTCACAAGTGCGTCATTTGCTTCTACAGCTTCTTTTGTAAACCCATTAAGACAAACAGTACAAATAACTGGTTCATTAACTGTAACAGGAAGTGTCATCTCAAACACAGATGGCCTTAATCGATTAGCTCGTTACGGAACAGCATTATCAGGTTCAACAATTGGTACTGGTGTAACTGCTCAAACAATAGTATTTTCCCAGCTCATACCTGCTAATACATTTGGTGCTAATGATGTAATTAGAACATATTATAGATTTAGAAAATTGTCTACAAACGCTAATGCTACTCATAATATAATAGTTAATACTTCTAACGCGGTTGCTGGTGCAACTACATTAGCTACACTAACAGCTAACACAGTGCACAACCAAATAAAAAGAGATTTTTACATTGCACAAGGCAATGCTACCACCTCAGTGGGATCAGGAATTAACACCGCTACAGATGATACCACCAATACTCAATTATTAAGCACTATAAACTGGGCTGTAGATCAATACTTAATGTACACAGTAACACTAGGCACTACTGACTCAGGATATGGATTAGGATATACAATAGAACAAGTATTATGATTTTAGACGTACAAACAATACCAAATGGATTTATCTTAAGAGACGAAGAATTATTTTTCGACACAGACCAATTTCCTAACTCTTATGAAATAACCTCACCAGTCAACTTCCTAGTCGATACTACAAATGGTCTTATTAACTTTGTTACAACAGATATGTCTTGTGATGGAGTACAATATGAAACGCCTCAAGAATTTATTACAGCAATAGGGCTATAATAGCTAATATCACTAATGAGAACCCCCTTTACATGGAATAGTGCCAACTTTAGTTGGAATAGCAATCCCTTTGGAGCTCAACAAAGCTCAAACCCTTTCACATGGGACGATGTTGCGTTAGTGCAAGAGATTGCGCAAGCGTTAGGAGGTGGTGGAAACTATCAACAAATTTTCAAAGATCCTAAAAAGAAAAAGCACTTTATAAAGCTGTTATGTAAGGTACAAGGAAAGGAGTATGAGGAAACTAAAGAAACCACTAACTGCAAGATAGTTATATCAGACGTAAGCCTTGTTGTTAGTGAAGTGCTAGGAACATTAAAAATAGACATATAATGTATAAACTTTTTACAGACAAAGTAGAGATATTTGAATGCGATGTTAAGCTTGATGGGGCATCTCTAACCAATAGCATTGCTCGAATCATAGTTGAGTCACAAGATGTAAATCTACTATTCAATGGAACAGTTAGTGCAGATGGAAAGTGTAAAATTCCAATTAAGAAGCTAAAAGGCTTATTAGGTGAGAACTCAAAAGGAACTATTAAGCTAGAAATCATAGCAGACGACACATACTTTGTTCCATGGAGCTCAGGATTTGCAGTACAAACAGCCAAAAAAGTTACTGTGGAGATAAAATCACAGACAGCTGAAATGATAGTAGAGAGTGCTCCAGCGGTACAAGTGACAAAAGTAAAGGGTGAAATAAAAAATAATAAAGTACCTCTGTCGGTTCAAGAGCATATTGTGCGTATAGTTAAAATATTAGTACGCGAAGATATCAAGCTAAGTAATCTAAAGATCAAGAAAGATCGATTAAATAACATAGTTGCAGTGTATCTACGAAGAAGCGCTATTAATGAGCAGCAAAAACCACAAATAATCGAAGGCATCTTGAACAAGTTGCCAAAATAAATAAGTTATGGCAGGACCTCTAGATTTCACAGGTCAAAATATAGAAGATAGTTACCAACGGGTCTTACAAACTGATGGTACTTTAATATATGATGGTACTGGTTCTGCATTTCTATTACCCTCTGCTTTCCCATATACTGGCTCCGCTTTAATAACAGGTAGTTTAGGAGTCATAGGATCAACTTCAATACAAGGAACATTTAATCAAGGCTCAGCCTCACTAGCATCAGGTTTATTTTCTCATGTTCAAGGACTTACAACCACTGCATCTGGAATTTATTCTCATGCAGAAGGAGATAATACTAAAGCATCTGGATCCTACTCACACGCTGAAGGATTAGGTACAATAGCATCTGGATCATGGTCACACGCTGAAGGTCGAGGTGCAATATCAATTGGAGCATCATCCCACGCTGAAGGTCGAGATACAATATCAATTGGAAACTATTCACACGCAGAGGGAACTAGTACACAAACAATTGGAGACTATTCACACGCAGAAGGAGAAAATACTAAAGCAATTGGTTTTGGCTCACACGCTGAAGGTGGTAGTACTCAAGCATCTGGATCCTATTCACATGCAGAAGGTCGATTAACAATCTCATCCGGGAAATATTCTCACGCAGAAGGATTAGGCACAGTAACACTAGGCGACTACCAGCATGTACAAGGACAATACAATATATCCTCATCAGCACAAAGTGCCTTTATTATAGGAAATGGAGTTAACGACTCTAATAGATCAAATCTAGTTTTCGCTTCTGGCTCACAATTTCAAATCATAGGAACCTTTAATCAAGGATCAGCTTCACTTGCGTCAGGCCTATTTTCTCATGTTCAAGGATTTAATACTACAGCATCTGGAGATTACTCACATGCTGAAGGACAGAATACTAAAGCAACAGGATCCTATTCACACACTGAAGGTAGTAGCACTCAAGCAATTGGAGTTTATTCACACGCAGAAGGTCGAGGTACACAAGCAATTGGAGATAATTCTCACGCAGAAGGAAATAATGCAATAGCATCTGGAAGTTTCTCACACGCAGAAGGAGATGGCACTCAAGCAATTGGAATAGCATCTCACGCAGAAGGTCAAAATACAATAGCATCTGGAAACTACTCACACACAGAAGGAGATAGCACTCAAGCTACTGGAATAGCATCCCACACAGAAGGAACAAATACAATAGCAATTGGATTATACTCACACGCGGAAGGTGGTAGTACTCAAGCAATTGGAGATAACTCACACGCAGAAGGTGGTAACACTCAAGCAATTGGAGATAGCTCACACGCGGAAGGCAATGAAGCCAGAACAGGAATTACAACTGCATACTCATCATCTATATCTTCTGGAATTGTAACTTTAGACTCTATATACGATGATATAAGTGCAGGGTTTGCAACTAATGATAGATTACTCTTATACGATACTCCATTTGATAGTGCTTATGGAACAACTACTTTCATTATAAGTCAATCCTATTATACAGCACCAAACACAATTTTAGAATTAGTTGATACAAGTGTAAGTACTACAATAGCATATGTAGGCAATTTAAATGATAAGATTGGTAAATGGGGTGGTGATTCCTACTCACACGCTGAAGGTAATACAGACACTATAGCAATTGGAATAGCATCTCACGCAGAAGGTGTTGCTACTCAAGCAATTGGAATTTATTCTCACGCTGAAGGAACTGGTACTCAAGCAATTGGAGAATCCTCACATGCAGAAGGTAGTTCCACTAAAGCAACTGGAGACTACTCACACGCAGAGGGAGATAATACCCAAGCAATAGGAAACTACTCACACGCTGAAGGAACTGGTACTCAAGCAATTGGTGCTGGCTCACACGCAGAAGGTAGTGTTACTAAAGCAACTGGAGACTACTCACACGCAGAAGGAGATAATACCCAAGCAATAGGAAACTATTCACACACTGAAGGTCAAGAGACAATAGCGTTAGGACAGTATTCTCACGCAGAGGGTTATAACACAATAACATCAGCCAGCTACCAACATGTACAGGGCCAATGGAATGCTACATCATCAATAGAATCAGCTTTTATTGTAGGTAATGGAACAGATGATGGTAATAGATCAAACTTAATATACGCTCATGATTCTACAGTTGAAATAACAGGATCCTTAAATGTATCCGGAAATATAATCCAAAATGGAGTAGACTTAAACTCTCTAATGATAGCTTATGCAATAGCGCTTGGCTAATAACAATATATTTATTATCATATACAATATGACAACATACGAAATACAAGTTTTTGAAGATAACGCCTGGAAGGCTATATTTAGCTGTTACAGTGAACTGCAAACCGCTGAGTATCTAAAACAGCTGCAAGTAAATAACCCCGACAAGCAATATAAATTAGTAGTAAACGAATGAAAGCGCTATTAGAAACATACACGTTTAGTCCATCAACTAAGCAAGTTACTTTCATAACAAATCAAACAGTAACGCTTGAGCGCTTATTGCTGATCACTAACGTAACTACAAACCAGATTATTTACAATTTTGCTAATCCAAGTGCAGGAGGAACGGTGTCAAACAAGGTACTTACCTTAGACTACGACACAATCTCAATGTCGCCATCAGACAAGTTGCAAATATACTTGGAAAACGGAGCAACACCTGCATCAGACGAAACAATAAACGCTCTCGCTGATCAGACAGCTCTTATGGCAAGAATGGTAAAACTGTTAGAAACTAATGCAGTACAGGATTCAATTGGAAGACAGTTAGTACGTGTAAGTGCAATGGATGCACAACCACTAGTCCGATCCCTGGATTACTACAACGGAACCACAGCAGCTTCAATATCGTCATTAGAGGGAGGACTCGTTATACCATCAAGAGTAGCCTACAACACATTAAGAAATCAATTAATATTCAGTTAACGTATGCCATTAACCAATCGACTAAGACCGCAAGTAGACCAACCCGTATGGGAGTGGATGCGATTTGCACCAGTAACCAACGCGGAAACGCACAACATGTACTATTCGCCAGTAACTGGTAGTAGATACATTTATTGGAATATGGCACAAGCCGTATATAGATACGATACCTTTACAGATGGATTTGGTTTGTTTGGTAACGCACTACCTACATCACCAGCAACAACTTTAGGAGGAACTTGGAAGCATGATGATGGTCACTACACAATGCCACTATCAAGTAGTGATGCAACTGTGTTTGGAGCCTTTCTGACTGGAGAAACAGCTTTAGGGTACGATATAAAAGTCTTAGCAGGTCAAGGAGCTGGACAAACTCGCAGAATCACAAACGTAACAGAACCTATCACAATGGATCAGTTCGTTGTAACTGCCTATGCAAACTCAGGAACAACAACTGGCTATATATCAGATTCATCCAAGAAATGGATACCAAATCAATGGCGCAACTACCAAGTGCGCATATACTTAGGAACAGCTCAACAATTTATTGTACGTGATATCTTATACAATAATAACGATACGCTATACTTTGCAAATGCGGAATGGCACTCAATAGATCCACATCGAGCATACAACCACGTATGGGATGCCACTGCACTAACACCAGCAGCCGCAGCAACCAGAGGAGTTATTGAGTATAATTCCATAACGGTAGATTCACCTTGGACAACGCCATTGAATGAGACTTCAAAGTTGCTAATAAAATGCGGAGCTATCCACAGTGCACAACTTGTATCAACCAACGCATTCTTCTTGCACTATTGGTACGATCCATTACAGGGTAATTGGTTAGCAAAGCATTCACAAATTGGTGTAATGCCGTCTTATACAGTATCTACCGAGATAGGTTTTGAAGCAATGGATACAACCTTAGTACCACCATACGACTCTGGATCGTTGACAAGTATAACTGGCTCTCGAACTGTAACAGACGCAACAAAAGCGTGGATACCAAATCAATGGGCTAACTCCAAGATTAGAGATAAGGTTTCTGGACAAGAAGGGACGATAATAACAAACACACCAATATCACTTACCATAGGCAGTGACTTTGATGTACTCAGCAGCGCAAGCAATGCTTACGACATTGTTGTGGATGATGATAGAATATACATGAATGGGGGAACACATGCTTCAATGGGGCAGTTTTCTTTGCGAACCAACTCATGGCACCCATCACAGAGATACGAGGATGGAGTTGCTAACGTAGCCCATGCAAGACTATCAGGTAGCACTGAACAACTACATCCAATATCAACGATTACACGTACTGGACAAGTAGCCACCGTTACAACTATTACAGGAAACCCCTTTAGAACGGGTGATCGAGTGTTTATCTCAGGATCAGTAGGAGCTGATAGTGCATTCTATAACGGGACCTTTATAGTCACAAGCTCGTACCCACTCTCTGCAGCACTTACTTCCACCACACAACCAACTCAATTTACATACTGGATGTCTGGGACACCTGCAGGTAACGCAACTTTGCAGGCTAATACAACAGGACCTATTTACGATATGTCTAAAAATTGGGTAGCAAATGAATGGACTGGTGATATACTACAAATATGGTCGTCAAGCCCAACTACACCAACTACACAATACCGTATTATAACAGGAAACACCTCACAATCATTAACTTTGGGAAGTGCACTTGGGTCATCCATAGCAGCGGGAGTATGGGGATATAGTATTATATCTTCAGCATCATTTGGTGCTAGTTTTGGATTAGGAACAGCATCATTCAATATTGCTTCTGGTAGTACCGTAAGTGGTGCTCCATTTATCTATGTATCGGCAAGTCTATCAGCAAGCGTATTTGCAATACCGCTTGGAGCACCAATAACAGGATCTGGAGCAACAATTCCCGCAAATACGTTTTACCGCTCATACGAAATACATCCCAACTCACCTAACTTCATATCAATGTCGTTAAGTGCAAACGCAACGGCAACCACAACTAACGCACCTTACACAGCAAGTTTGCCACTAACTTACGGACATGGACAAGCAACAGCTGCCGGATCTACAACAACGTTGACAGATTCTACAAGAAGCTGGCCGACAAACTTTTGGGTAGGAGCTCGCGTAAGGTTTCTAGCAGGAACCGGAGCGGGTGTAGAATCAGCAATATCATCAAACACTGCAACAGTTCTAACCTTTGGAACAACAACTGCACCAGATACCACCACAGTTTATAGCATTATACCAAACACAGCAAGAGGTGCGGGTGCTGGGATGAAATGGGTGTGGAATATAGGCGCATCAGGCTCAGCAGCCAATAGAGGAAAGTATTTGTATTGTTTTGAAGGAGGTGCCACAATGAGGGTTACCAAGTACAACATTAACACAATGCAATACGAGTATCCGAGAATTACCCCATTTAGCACTCAAGTAGGAGAAAACTTAACAACCGGTACTTGGTATGCATTTGATGGGGATAATCGTATTTACGTACAACCTAACGTAACATCTCGTATCTACTACATAGACACCGACTTAGATACTTCTGAAGTTGGACCAACCATGCCATATGGCCACACTGCAGCAAGAGCAGGATCAAATAGGGTTGCTATCGTAAGAACTGCAGATAACCTAAAGTACTTGTATATGCCACGACAGGGAGCAACAGAGTTCTGGCGTTGTTTATTATTCACATAAGATGTCTTAAAGATGCTAATCCTATAAATAGCGCTTCTACATTTGCTAAAGCGTAATATTCTATATAGGATATGGTTGGTTTTTTTAATACAAAGGCGTATATTTATATAAAACAAAACAGTTATTACAATGTCAGAACAAATTAAGTTTTCAGAACAAGAGATTGCAGAGATTAAACAAGTGCAATCTAATTATCAAAAATTAGGATTAGATTTAGTTCAAATCAAACTAGCTATCCTTAATGCAAAGAATCAAGTAGACACCTACGAGTCAGAAGAGAAGATGTTAACAGAGCGTATTCTTGAGTTAAATGAGACAGAAAGAACAATCGCAAAGAATCTAGAAGAAAGATATGGCAAGGGTGAGATAGACTTGGAAAGCGGAGTGTTTACTCCTATTTCCTAAGAGGATTCTATAAGGTTTCGGGTTACGTTGTACTATTTATATATAAATTAATCAACTAATATAACGATGGCCGAAAAAATAGTTAGCCCAGGAGTCTTTACAAACGAAAAAGACTTATCATTTTTACCAGCCGGTATTGCTGCCATAGGAGCAGCTATCGTTGGTCCAACCCTAAAAGGTCCTGCTTTCGTACCGACAGTAGTAACAAACTTCAATGACTTTATCACCATGTTTGGTGGATTGAGTGAGACTACATACGTTCCGTACGCAGTAAAGAGCTACTTGAAAAACGCAAGCACTGTAACGGTGGTTCGTATCTTGCAAGAAGGCGGATATAACGTAAACAACGTATTCAGTTTAATCTACTCAGGATCTGGTGGATTTAAGGTTGTAGGTGTTGCCTTGCCAAGTGCTAAAATGACATTCAGCAACGGATCCAACCTATCAGGATCTTCTATTACAGCTTCAACTGGAACAATAGGGTCAGGAAGCATATCAAGCTCATTTAAAATGACCTTTGCTGGTAGTGGGGTGACTCCATTCACAGTATCTGCATCAGCACAACCATCAAGCAACATTAGCTTTGATAAGGTGTTAGGAACTAATATAAATTCAAATCAAAATGCATATGCATATGTTTGGTTCTCTGATTTCTTAACAGCCGCTCCTACAGGAAGCTCAGTTATATCAGCTTCCTTCGGAAACTCATTCAATCTTTCAGGATCGAATGGCGGATACAGACCTGCAAGAACACCATACGTAACATCGCAGTTAATTTCCGGTCAGAGCCCTAAAGCTTTATTCCGTGCAGTTACCTTGGCTGATGGTACTGATGCAAACACACAAGTTAAGATTGGCATTATTAACCAATCACTTCCAACTGTTAATGCGGCTGGAAATGTTTATGGAACCTTTACCTTGTTAGTTCGTGACTTCAATGACACGGACCAGCGTCCAGTAGTACTTGAGTCATACAACAACTTAAACTTGGATCCAAACTCAAGCGACTTCATTGCTCGTAGAATTGGAGACCGCTACAACCAAATTAGCACAATAGATAGTAGCGTTAAGGTATTAGGCGACTATGCAAACGTGAGTAAGTACATACGAATAGAACTAGACGCAGATGTAAAAAATGGAGGTACTTCATACGCATTGTATCCAAAAGGATTCCAAGCAGTAACAGAGGCATTTGTAGGTCCATACAGCTTACCATCAGCATCATTTGTAACTCAAAACCTTGTAATAAACGGAGCATACAATATCAAAGCTTACTACGGATGGGATTTTGCATCAAATGATAATAAAAACTACCTAAAACCACTTCCAGCTGGAACAACAGCAGGGGACAACGTAAACTTTAACTTAGATAACTGCTTCTTCCATCCAAGTGCATCTGCAGTGGATTCAACTACAACCGGATTTACTGGAGGAGCATCTGTATCAGGATCAACTTTGAAAGGATTAGATATTTCAAACCAATTGAAATTTAGTATACCATTCCAAGATGGATTCAACGGAGATGACCCAGCAGTACCAAAGTATGTTGGATCAAGTATCGTAGCATCAAACACACAAGGACTAGATTGCACAAACGCTAACTCAGCAGGAAGCCAAGCTTATAACAAAGCTTTAAACATCCTCCAAAACTCTGAGCAGTACGATATGAACCTTCTTGTAACGCCTGGTATTACTATAGCAAACCACTCAAGTGTAGTTGCTAAAGCAATCGATGTAGCAGAAACAAGAGGAGACACTTTTTATATTGCTGACCCAGTAATACAAAACCAATCTCTTGCAGCTGTTGTGAATGCGGTATCTACTGCAGGAATTGATAGCTCATATGTTGGAACTTACTGGCCATGGGTTAAGATCATTGATACTGATAAAAATAAGCCAGTGTGGGTACCACCAAGTGTTGTTCTTCCAAACATCTACGCTTATAACGATAACGTAGCATTCGAATGGTTTGCACCTGCAGGTTTAAATCGCGGAGGAATCAGTGAAGCAGTCGATGTAGATACTAAATTAACATTCTCTCAACGTGACGCTCTTTACGATGCTAAGATCAATCCAATTGCAACATTTCCAGGTCAGGGCATCTGTGTATGGGGACAAAAGACATTACAAGTTAGAACATCTGCTTTAGATCGTATCAACGTACGTCGCTTGTTAATTGCTTTAAAGAAGTTCATCGCAAGCTCTACTCGCTACTTAGTATTCGAGAACAATACAACTGAGACTCGTCAAAGATTCTTAAACATTGTTAACCCATACTTGGAAAGAGTAAAAGCACGTCAAGGTCTATATGCCTTCCGTGTAGTAATGGACGAAACTAACAACACACCAGACGTAATCGACAGAAACCAAATGTATGGTCAAATCTTCTTGCAACCAGCTAAGACTGCAGAATTCATCGTACTTGACTTCAACATTTTACCAACTGGAGCATCGTTCGAAAACGCATAATCGAGATATTTATAACAAATAAAGCAAAATGGCAAATCTATTAGAAAACGATAAAATGTTCTACACACCTTACGAACCTAAGGTGCAGAACCGCTTCATCCTACAAGTTGATGGTATTCCAACCTTCATTATGAAGAAAGTATCTCGTCCACAGATCGACTGTGGAGAGGTAGTATTGGACCACATCAACATCATCCGTAAGGTAAAAGGAAAGTGTAAGTGGGGAGACATTACAATGACTCTTTACGATCCGATCGTACCATCAGGTGCCCAAGCTGTAATGGAGTGGGTACGTACTCAACACGAATCAGTAACTGGTCGTGATGGATACTCTGACTTTTACAAGAAAGATTTCGATATCTTCGTATTAGGTCCAGTAGGAGACAAAATCGAGAACTGGAAAGTAAAAGGTGCTTATATCAAGACTGCTCAGTTCGGAGACTTGGACTGGTCAACAGAAACTCAAGTTGAGATTCAATTGACTCTAGGAGTTGACTACTGCGTATTGGAATACTAATACACACAAAACTTAAAAGGAAAAGCCAGCAGAAATGTTGGCTTTACTTTTTTTATTCCGTATACTTATATATAAACAGTTATCATTATGAGCAATAAAGTTGTAAACGATGCCTACCCAGGCAGACAAGTAGTTACAGATGAAGACATCAAAGCCCAATTTACACAAGATTATGTAACGGCAGTTGATTCAAAATACGATGGTCCGACAGAGATTATCGATTTACCATCCAAAGGATACTTCTACCCAGAAGGACATCCACTTTCAGAAGGAAAGATTGAGATTAAGTACATGACAGCTAAGGAAGAAGATATCCTAAGCTCAGCTACTCTAATCAAACAAGGTGTTGTGATAGATAAGCTATTGCAATCGCTCATCGTAACTAAAGTAAAATTTGATGAGATTCTATTAGTAGACAAGAATGCAATCTTTATTGCAGCTCGTGTACTGGCTTATGGAAATGACTATCCAGTAGAGTTAGCGTGTCCAGCATGTGACACTAAGCAATCAGATAGCATTGACTTAGGTTCTTTTGAAGAGAAGACCGTTGACTGGTCTCAATTTGAGAAGGGCAAGACAACTTTTGACTTCACACTACCAGTAACCAAGAAGGTGCTTACACTTAAATTCTTGACACATGGAGATGAAAAAGAAATTACAGAAAACTTAAAAGCTTCTAAAAAGGTATCCAAGCTGACAGGAATTGATCCAGAATTCACAACTCGTCTAAGACAGATGATTGTAGCAATCGATGGTAATCCTGACAAAGCTGAGATTCATAAGATGTCTCAGAACATGTTATCGAGAGATGCCCTTTCTTTAAGAGAATACTTGAAGAAGATTACGCCAGACATAGATACAACATTCCATTTCGAATGTGGTAATTGCGGTCACGAAGTACCAAAGATGGCTATGCCCATCACGGTGCAGTTTTTTTGGCCTGGGGTCTGATTACAGGCCCATAA